AAGACACGCTGAGTTTGTCAGGCTTCAGATTGGAAATCCAGTAACGACGACTTACTCATTCTGCAACGCCGCGGCACCTATCACGGTATCTGGCATCACCTTCTCTAACCTCGGGATGCTGCTTCAACTTGGGGACATTCCTCAAGACATTAAAAGCACATCCGACGACATCACGATTAGTCTGACGGGGATTGACCCTACCAACGTAGGCTTGATCCTATCCTCTAATATTAAAGGCTCCACGGTAGAAATCTGGCGAGGATTTCTAGACTCAAACAACCAGATCATAACCAGCCCGTCAACTCAGTTCTTCAAGAGATACACAGGGATCATCAACTCTGTAGGCATTTCTGAGGACTTCGACGATCAGGCTCGGACTCGAGTCGCTACTTGTACTATTTCCTGCACCTCGATGAGAAAGGTTCTCGAGAACCGGATTGCAGGTCTAAGAACTAACCAGAAATCCTGGCAGTTCTTCTACCCCAGCGATACGTCCATGAACCGAGTTGCTGCGATTTCTAATCAATACTTTGACTTTGGAGCGCCTCCAAAAACTGGCGGTGTTTCCACTCCAGGCGAAGACAAGTTAACGCAAGAATTTAGAGATCAACCATGATTCGATTCGCGTCTAAGTTTGACGTACCTGCCTGTACCGAGATGATGCGTAGGTACGCCAGCGAGTCGCCTATTGATGCTCTAAGAGACTCTAAAGTACAGAACGATGACTATGTAAAAGCGTTGATTGAATCTCTGATTATTGGAAGAGGATTTGTCCTACTTGATGATCAGATGCGAGGTATGTTAGCTGCCATCATCACGCCTAACTTCTGGTGCCCACAGGTCGCAGAAATCAAAGAAGTTGCTTGGTGGGTTCATCCAGAATATAGACAAGGCACAATCGGTGGAAGGTTGTTCTTTGAGTTTGTGAAGCACTCGGAAGAACTGATCCGCCAGAAACGTGCGGACATCGTATGTGCATCACTCATGCACACAAGTTCTGTGCAGAGTCTCCCAGGCTTCAAGAAGATCGAAACGACATTCGTTAAGGAATAAGACATGCCAGCATCAGTAGTCTTATCTACTATTTTCACAACTTATGCCGCTGCCACTGCTGCACTTGGCGCGGTGGGAATGGCTGTAGCCACGTTTGCAATCAACTTTGCTGCGTCTTACATCATCACGCGAGTCTTCGGCCAGAAGGCCCCTACGCAAACGGATAACGGGGTAAGGCAGCAAGTACCTCCAAGTTCTACTAACTCAATCCCGGTCGTTTATGGTGACGCCTGGATGGGTGGCACGTTTGTGGATGCGGTACTGTCCACAGATCAAAAGACGATGTACTACGTCTTGGCGATCTCCAATATCTCGCCTAACGGACAGTTCACTTATGACCGGACGAAGTTCTACTACGGGGATCGGCTCATTGCTTTTGATGGGACTGATCCAACTAAAGTTATATCTCTGACTGATGGTGATGGAAACGTAGACACCAAGGTTTCTGGCAACCTCTACATCAATCTCTACACCTCGACTGCTGCTGGCACGATAACTAACGTCACAGGCACCTCTCCGTCCACGTTCATGGGTGGAAGCGACATTGCTGCTGGCCTGCGCTGGACCGGAACTCGGCAAATGAATGGTTTGGCGTTTGCCATCGTCAAGCTCATCTACAACCGAGACGCTGGGACTACCTCTCTCCAGCCTGTCACCTTCAAGGTCAAACACGCATTGAACGGAACGGGTGTTGCAAAGCCTGGGGATGCGCTTTACGACTACCTGACCTCCACAACCTACGGTGGGGCGGTTCCTGCGGCTTCAGTCAATACGACTGCCTGCAACGCTCTGAACACTTACTCGGACGCTACGATCTCTTACACGCCTTCTGGTGGAGGCTCTGCTACTCAAGCAAGGTATCGCGTCAACGGGGTTATTGATACCGGAAGATCAGTCCTCGAGAACGTAGACAAGATTCTGACTGCGTGTGATTCTTGGTTGTCTTACCAAGCCTCTACGGGTCAGTGGGCACCAGTAATCAACAAGGCAGAATCGACAAGTTTTGCTTTTAATGACTCCAACATCATCGGAGAGATCAAAGTCTCTGTAGTTGATCTGGCATCTTCTATTAACCAGATCGAAGTCTCATTTCCATTCAAAGACAATAAAGACCAACCGGAGTACGTCTTCCTTCAGACGCCTGCTGGGCTTCTCTATCCTAATGAGCCAGTAAACAAATACTCAACCAGTTTTGATCTGGTTAATGACTCGGTACAGGCGACTTATTTAGCTAACCGGATTCTTGAGCAGGCTCGAGAAGACCTGATCGTTTCCTTCTCTACTGCCTACACAGGTATTCAAGTAGATGCAGGAGATGTGATTTCCGTAACCAATGCAGACTACGGATGGTCAGCAAAACTCTTCCGAGTCACCAAGGTACAAGAAGCATCTCTTCCTGATGGCAACCTCGGGGCGAGGATTGAGGCTAGTGAGTACAACTCTAATGTCTATGACGACGGCACTATCCAGCAGTTTGCTCCTGCGCCTAACTCATCGATTGCTTCTGTTTTCTATTTCCCGTCTTTGTCGGCTCCAGTATTCGCTGATGAGCTTCCCGCAAATAATCCGCCTACGTTTAGTGTTTCTTGCCAGCTTCCTTCTTCTGGAAGAGTCACATCTATAAGTCTTTTCTATACGACAGAAGCATCTCCAACTCAAACTGATTGGAAGATTTGGGCTACACAACTTTCTCCAAACTCTTTGCCATTTAGTCCTGGCGCGGCCATTAAATTTACTGACGTAACACTTGGCACTGACGATTATTATTTTGCGTTCAGTGTTTCTAACGAATATGGCTCATCTCAACTATCCACTATTTCTGCTGAATTTTCTTGGGCAACCATAGCGGCATCTTCTTTTGTCGCCACCTTTTCCCCAGGTGCTATTTCTGTATCTCGCACAGGTGGAACTCCTACATTTACTGGAATCAACCCAAGGCTTTATGGGTCAACCAGTGCTGGCGAGGTTCAGTTTGTAACTGCACAAGATGATGCTGATCTGTCTTTTATTGAAAATACTTGGCGAATTGGAGCCAGTGACACAACTGGGAACACAGACATCACAACTTCTGGTGGCTTGACTCTAGGAGCCATTACAGACGGCGGCACTTACGCCCAGTGGGGGACTCCCACGGCAATGACAAGCACTCCTGCGGTATTGACTGTTCCTGTTCGATACAAAGACCCAGCAGGTAATGTCGCTCAATATGCAGCCTCTTCGTTGCAATTCATTTTTGTAGACAATGGGACCAATGGAACCAATGGTACTAACGGAACCAACGGAACCAATGGCACTAACGGGACTAACGGGACTAACGGAACTAATGGTTCAAATGGAACTAGAACTGCTCAGTTAACCGTATATAAATGGTTGTCTAGTGCTCCAACTTTATTTCCTTCTGGGACAAGTAGTTACGATTGGACAAATGCAACATTTTCTGCTCCTTCTGTTCCGAATGGATGGGTGCAAAATCCAGGAGCAGGATCGCCTGGACAAAACCTTTATTCTGTAACTCAGTCCTATGCAGATACAGGCACAACATCACCATCAGCTGTTACTTGGACAACATCATTGGCCAATATTGTTGGATATGCAGGGATAAACGGAACCAACGGAACCAACGGAACCAACGGCACTAATGGAACCAATGGATTTAATGGCACAAGAACAGCACAACTAGAACTTTATCAATGGGCATCAACAACTCCGACATTGTTTCCATCTGGTTCTTCTAGCTATGATTGGACAAATGGAACATTTACAAATCCAACATTAAATGGCTGGACACAAACTCCAGGCGTTGGGCCTGCTGGACAAAATTTATATGCTTGCAAACAATTATATTCAGACACAAACACATCAAGTCCCACTTCAATAACTTGGGCTACAAGTACTGCCTATATTGTTGGTTACGCAGGCGCCAATGGAACTAATGGAACTAATGGAACTAATGGAACTAATGGAACGAATGGCGTCAATGCAACGCAGTCTGCTCAACCTACTGTTTATCAATGGGCAATAAGTATTCCAGCGGCCCCATCTGGCTCTGCAAATTATCTCTGGAGCAATGGAACTTTTGGTTCTGCTCCTAGTGGATGGACATTAACTCCAGGCACATCTCCTTCAGTTGGATTTACTCTTTGGGGCGCAACTGTATTTGTTACGGATGTTGCAACAAATACATTTACTAATTTTAATTGGTCAAGTTCATCAATTACTGCCAGAGGATATTCTGGCACCAACGGCACCAATGGAACTAACGGCACCAATGGAACTAACGGCACCAATGGGACTAACGGAACAAATGGGACTAATGGTGCATCATCGCGTATTTGCTATACATCAACAGACCTAACGACTCTAAGTTCAAGTCCGACAAACATCACTACATCAGGAAGCACAAGTTTCCCCCCTGCTGGTTCTTGGG